AAATCCACTAGCAACTTTAGAGTCTACTTTGCCTGTTTCACTAGATGGTAAGTTAATGCTTCTGGCTAGTTTTGCAAACCCTGCCGCGTTAAATATTTCGCTTGTTACATTTTTAATTGCGCTGTCAATAAAGCCTACGCCAGTATTCAATTTGTCTCCGACAAATTGTTGTACTGATGCTTGTGCCCCGTTTTGTAATTGACTCAGTGCCTTGTTTGCTTGTGTCTGTACAGCTTTGCCAACGCTGTCGAATGGATTAGTTGCCATTTTCATATCTCCTATATGTAGTATTTAGTTGACATAATTAAGTATGTAGTTTATAATAGTGTTAAACAACTTGGAGAATGACATTGAGAAAAAGAAATTACCTTAATAATAAGGATATACTAAAAGAAATACACAAATCTAAGAACACTTTTAATAGTTATGTAGAACCTTCCTATGGTCAGTTCGATTTGATACTATTAGATATAGACAAAATTAACAGATTAACTATTGCCGAAGCAAAGAGGGCCAAGGCAAAGAAGATGTCATCTGCTGAATACGAAAGGCGTAAGATGGCTGGTGAAAAGGTCAAACAAGCCGAATGTGAAACTGATTGGAAAAAGATAACAAAAGAAGAGCTGATCTTCCGTGTTATGACATTTGATCACATTCCGGAAGAGCCCGGTCGTAAAAAGAATCCAAAAACTATAGCAGACACTAAGACTAAACTTAACTTTCCGCCATTTCATCATTACAAATTTAACGATGAAGGTGAATTACAACTGGTTGGTAAAAGTCACTGGGTTGGTGGCATGGACAACGGACACTTTGATAAAACAGGCGGAGTAGCAACAAATACACTTGCTATGATGTGGTTAAAATTAGTAGACCGTTATGCAACTCGAGGCAATGTACGTGGTTACACATACAATGACGAAATGAAGGGTCAAGCAATACTACAGTTAGCACAGATTGGCTTACAGTTTGACGAATCTAAGTCAGATAACCCATTTGCATATTATACCGCTGCTGTTACTAACAGTTTTGTACGTGTTATCAACATTGAAAAACGTAATCAAAACATTAGAGATGACATTTTAGAGATGAATGATCTTAATCCTTCCTATACAAGACAAGCACAAGGTGAATGGGAAGCAAGTGTAAAGCGTAACGAGCAAGCACCTATTACAATCTTTAAAGACAATAAACCGGTTGACAACACTTAGTTTATTCGCTATAATAGTAGCATAACTGCCTAATGGAGGACTGACTTTGTTTAAAAAAGCTGCTGTCTTTACCGATATCCACTTCGGTCTAAAAAGCAACTCGCGTATGCACAATGACGACTGTGAAGAGTTTATAGATTGGTATATAGAACAAGCAAAAGCTGCCGGTTGTGAAACTGGTATTTTCTGCGGAGATTGGCATCACAATCGTAATGCTCTTAACCTTACTACTATGGATGCTACAATTAGATGCATGGAAAAGCTAGGTAAAGCATTTGAGAAGTTTTACTTCTTTGATGGCAACCACGATTTGTACTACAAAGACAAACGTGATGTAAATTCAACAGCATTTGCAAAACATATTCCCGGCATTACGTTTGTTGACGAAATGATGGTTGAAGAAGATGTTGCACTTGTTCCTTGGTTAGTAGGCGATGAATGGAAGAAGATACAAAAGTGTAAAGCAAAGTATATGTTTGGTCACTTTGAACTTCCTAGTTTTTATATGAATGCAATGGTTAAGATGCCCGATCACGGTGGTGATCTTAATAAAGAACATTTTGCAAATCAAGATTATGTGTTTAGTGGGCATTTTCACAAACGACAAACACAAGGCAAAATACATTATATTGGTAATGCATTTCCGCACAACTATGCAGATGCGTGGGATGACGACCGAGGTATGATGATACTAGATCGCGAAAACGACAAAGAACCAGAATATATCAATTGGTTAGATTGTCCAAAGTATCGAACTGTAAAACTTTCAAAGCTGATTGATGAGCAAAGCACTCTTATTAAAAGTAAAATGTACCTTCGTGTAGAGCTTGACATTGACATTAGTTATGAAGAAGCAAGTTTTATTAAAGAAACATTTATACGAGATTATGAATGTAGAGAAATTACACTTATTCCTCAATCACAAATTGAAGAAATATCAACAGACTTAGACATTAGCACGTTTGTTAGTGTTGATCAAATTGTTGCTGGCGAAATAGCAGAACTAGATACCGACTCTTTTGATAAGGTAAAACTTTTAGAAATTTATAACGGATTAGCACATGATTAAAATTAAAGACCTAACAGTAAGAAATTTTATGAGTGTTGGGAATCAAACCCAAGCGGTAGATTTTGATAAACAACAACTTACACTAGTACTTGGTGAAAACTTAGATCAAGGTGGTGACGACTCGGGTTCGCGAAACGGTACTGGTAAAACTACAATTATCAATGCACTAAGTTATGCACTCTACGGAAATGCCCTAACTAATATTAGGAAAAATAACTTAATTAACAAGACTAATTCTAAAGGTATGTTAGTTACTCTTTCTTTTGAGAAGGATAATCACCAATATCGTATTGAACGTGGTAGATCCCCAAATTTATTAAAGTTCTATATTAATAATCAAGAACAAGTTGACATAGATGAATCACAAGGTGATAGTCGTAAAACTCAAGAATCAATTGACACGCTTTTAGGTATGAGTCATAATATGTTTAAGCACATTGTTGCATTAAACACATATACAGAACCATTCCTAAGTATGCGTACTAATGATCAAAGAGACATTATCGAACAACTTTTAGGTATTACAATATTGTCTGAAAAAGCCGATGTGCTTAAAAATGATATTAGAGATACTAAAGATAATTTAAGTCAAGAGACAATGCGTATTAATGCATTACAGTCGGCAAATGTAAAGATTGACGAAACAATTAATGGTCTTAAAAGCAAGCAAAAAGCATGGATATCTAAGCGTAGCACAGACACTATAAAATTAAAAGAAGCAATTGATGAACTAGAACATTTAGACATCGAAACTGAGCTAGAGTCGCATGAAAAACTAGCAAATTGGACAGAACACAATAATTCTATTTTGGCTCTTAATAAAGAAAAAAGCACACTCGAGACAGCACAATTACGTGCTACTAAGTCTGTGTCAAAAGTCGAAAAAGACATCTTAGAACTAGATAATGCCGCTTGTTATACATGTGGACAAGAATTACATGCAGACAAAAAAGAAGAAATTCTTAATAAGAAATCTAAAGAGCTTACTGATGCAGATGCATATCTTACAGAAGTAACCGATAAGTTAAATCTTGTGGTTAGCGATCTTACAAAGATTGGCGACATTAACGGTCGTCCAAATACATTTTATGAAACAGCAAAAGAAGCATATGATCATAGACAGAATGTTGATAATTTAACAATCGCATGGAACAACAAGAAAGACGAATCTGATCCATATCAAGAACAAGTCGACGAACTTGAAAATAGTGCAAAACAAGAAATTAATTGGGAAGTTGTTAACGATCTAACTAGTGAAAAAGAACACCAAGAATTTTTACTTAAATTACTTACTAACAAAGATAGCTTTATTCGTAAGAAAATTATTGATCAAAACTTAGCATATCTAAACAACAGACTTACTAATTATCTTGACAGATTAGGACTACCACACAGTGTTACATTCCAAAATGATCTTAGTGTAGAAATTACACAACTTGGACAAGACTTGGACTTTGACAACTTGTCAAGAGGAGAACGTAATAGACTTATACTTGGTATGAGCTTTGCGTTTAGAGATGTTTGGGAAAGTTTATATCAAAACATTAACTTACTATTCATTGACGAACTTATTGATAGTGGCATGGACTCAAACGGTGTTGAATGTGCCCTAAGTGTACTTAAAAAGATGGCTAGAGAACGTGATAAAAATATCTATTTAATATCACATAAAGATGAATTAATTGGAAGAGTTAACAACGTGCTTAAAGTTATAAAAGAAAACGGGTTTACAAGTTATGAAAATGATGTTCAAGTGATAGGATGATGGAAGACGATACACACGATCTACTTATTAAGGCGTATCTTACGTACTTCAAAGAAAACGAAAAGTTTGAAGCACGTAATTCTGTGAGAACACACGGAAGTGCAAGACGTGCTTTGAGACAGTTACGCATGTTAGCAAAAGAACGTATGGACGAAATACACACCAAACATAAAGGCAAAAGTCACAACTAGGTTAAACTGTGTAGGAAAGCAATAACTACTTGCATGGAGTGGACTTTTAAAGGCAAAAAAATTAAAGAAATACCAGACGAGTACGAAGGGTTCGTTTATCTAATAACGAACAAAAAGACTGGTCAAAAATATATAGGCAAAAAACTAGCAAAGTTTAAAACTACTAAGCCACCACTCAAAGGCAAAAAAAATAAACGGCGTGGTACAAAAGAAAGTGATTGGAAGACCTATTATGGATCCAGTGATAGACTTAACGCGGACGTTGCTGCACTAGGTGCAGACAAATTCAAAAGAGAAATACTATACCTATGTAAAGGTAGGGGCGAAATGTCCTACATAGAGGCAAGAGAACAGTTTGATCGCAGAGTACTTGAAACAGATGATTACTACAATGGTATCATTAATGTTAGAGTCGGCGGATCAGACAAGCTCAAACAGGCATTACTAGAACAGCACATGCAGGCAAAAAAATCAATTTAATCAGTTGACAGCTACATCAGAATCAACTATACTTGTTTATAGGCAGATTTAATATACAAGCTCAACAGGCATCCACAGGCAAAACAAACCAACACATAAGGTTGGCGGGCCAGACTAGAAATACCGCTGTGGAAAAAGCTCTCGTATAGAAGCACACGTACATATTGATTGACTACCCAGAGGTAGGAAGCCACCAAACAAATTGGGCTCACTGGTTGATATAGATTGCATGTTGGCAGTCGAAAAACACAACATAGTTCATAAAAACTCTTTAGCAATAGGAACGAAGCGAGAGGTAATGTATTATAAACTGCACATTAACTATTTTAATGTACATTTTATGTTACATATGTCGATGTAGGTTGGGAAAGGTCAGAGCCCATTGAACTTGTGTATAAAAAATTACCTACTTCCAAGTCTCGGCTGATTTAGACTCACATGAAGCTACTTTTTGAGATTAGATGGAACTAGAAATAGTTCCGTCTGACCAAAACGATCTACATGAAACTTAAACATTATTACATTCGTAATAATGCATTTATATCATACTATATCACTTCTATCAAACAAACATATAATAGTTTGAGCGTTAGCGAAAACATTAAGAGCTTTAGCTCTTAACTAAAACATAAATACTATTAATAAACTTATAGGATATATTTACAATGAAGATTAATGACATTATTACTGAGACAAAGATCACTGAAGCTCCTGTAGGAATGATGAAGAGAGCTGGTCAAGCTATTGGTGCAAAGGCACTTGGTGCAATTGGTGCTAAAGGCAAAGCGTCTAACCTAGCAGGCAAAGCTGATTTATCTGATACAGCAAATACTTTATATAATGAATTTCGTCAATATCTTGGCACACAAGGAAGCGATGTTAAAACAGCAACTGGTGAAGAACTTAGTGCATTTATAAAATCTAAACGTGTTAAAGTTCCTAGTATTCCTAGAGGTCCTGTAAACAAACAAATAATGGACAAGGTGTTTATGCAAGTAGCTAAAGCAGCTATAGCAAGTAAACAAGGTGTTAAAGCACCTGCACAAGCTGCGCCAGCACAAGCAACTCCGCAAGCGGCTGCTCCTAAGAAGGTTCCAGTTTCTAGTGTGTATGTAAAAACAAAAGACTCTGCACTTAAACTAAATGCAAAAGAGAAAAGAAGACTAATTCAACAACTTGAAAAAAGTATTAAAATTAGTCCAGCTAAGAAACCCGTTGTTTAAAAGTAAGGCAAGCCAGACTTTTTAGTAGTCTCTAAATTTTCTTTGATAATATCAGCAATAATATCTCTATCTTCAGGCGGAAGTTCAAACGCCTCATCCATAGTTAAAGACCCACGCATGTGCCATCCAAGTTTGAATAGGTTATAACGCATTTGCTTAACTTCGTTGTCTAGGACCTTAACTTCGTTAAGAATTTGTTGTGTTGGTAGTGCTAAGATCCTTATACGAAAAAACTTGATTGATCAAATGTTACAGGAACTTCATAAGTTTCTGGCACACCTGCTTCTATTTCTTCCGGAGTAGCATCTACTACTAGCGGCTTAACTTGAAACTTAGTTCTTTGTTCTTCAATATGATTAGTAACACTTTCAAAAAGCCCTTGATCTGTATTTGCAATAAACTCTTTGATATGGGCTTGGTCAGTAACAACATCATCGCCAACCTCAATTGATGCAATTGACTTTTCAAGGGTTAGTATAGTAAGGTCTGTTAGTTTTTTAAAACTTTCAGTAAACGTTGCTAACTTATCGCCTTCGGCCATATCAGCATCATTAATTACGTTAAATATTCTTTGTTCGTCAAATGTCTTTCTACTTGTTTCAGTAAACTCTCCGTAGGTTAACGGTCTTAGATTTACAATCATGCCATCTAACTGAATAGCACTGTTGTAATCTACATTTGAAAACTGATCTAACATTATTCTTAGGTCTAAGTCAAAGTCTTTATCTTCACCAGTAACTGGTACTTTAATACTAACTTCCATCATTTCGCCGTATGTTGCTATGCGAATAGCAATCAAACATGCATCAAGATCCATAGAAGGCATATTAAATGGATCTTTAATTGCCGGTATACAGCTGGTAATAACACTAGCTGTTGCTTGCCCGTTCAATAAGGCGTCCGGTGTTTTGATCATTATTTCGTCTCTAGCCGTCATAGGAAATA